CTAATATATGTGATGTATTGCTAATTAATGTGTTTATGCTATCAACAAAAATAATCACTTATAAATATCCGAAATATATGCATGTTTCAACTTTTTGAAAAAAGGGTATAATCGGAGGCTACTCATACATTAATATTTCAAATTATGGAATCAACTTCATCGGCTGCTTTGTACATTGGAATTATTTCCTTTGGTATTTCTCTGACAATTCTTATTTGTTTTTTTATTTTATGTACTAATGTCTCTAAAATAAAAAAGAGTATTCTAACTGATGCAGATGAATATTCTATTTGTAAAAGTATGGGTGATAAAGATAAAGCTTATTATCATTTACAAAGAGATTTTTTATTGAAAGATAAAGTAATGTTATCTCAATATGAAATAGAACGTTATTTTAATCAATTTAAAGAATTACAATGTGGAATACCCGATTTTGAACAGTTTAAAAAATTATCATAAAAAAGCCCCGTACAAATCTGTACGGGGCTTTTTTATGTCTTATAATGCCGATCTATCCTCGAATTCACATTTGAAAGTGATGCGTTCTACAAAAAGGCCGTCTGACCGTGTTTCCTTTCGCTGTGACGTGCGTGAAATAGGATCAAAATCATCTGTTCCAAATCCCTGCAGGCTCTTGTAGACGTCAGCTATTGTATCCTGTGGAGATAGATCATTTTCACGCACAGCATCTGATGCTGCAGATGAAGTCCGTTGTGTCGGTGTATCGAAGGCAATCCGAATTATAACGTTTGATTTGCATTCCTGTATTTTACCTGAATTGTCCAAATCATTGCATTGGTTGTATTCGATTCCAATAATAGCACATGGAAATTTTACAGCCGGACGTTCACCTGATTTGATATCCAGTTGCCCCATCTCCTGATCAATCCATTTAAGAGCCGGGACGGTAGCTTTTAGTTGTGCCAATATGGCGTTGTATATTGCTTTCATATAAAATAGATTTACACAGATTACACCGAATTAATATGCTATGAATTTGATTTGAGTATTTTTTTGATTTCCACTACAATTTTGTTTTCAATATTTTCACCCAATACTTTGGATGGTCCCATGAATTGACGTTTTTTCATAATGAACGGTTTACGTCCATAGACATTGGCCCCTTCTCCAAAATTATGAACGGATGCATAGAGAGCTGCATCCGTAATTCGTACTCCACCTTCAATGTAGGCATAAGAAATTGAGTTTTGAAGTTCTTTGGTTTCTCCGCTTAATATTTTAGCTGTTGTACGTGCCTGTGAAAACTTACCGGTCTGGCCGGAATGACCATGCCATTCGGATGCCGGGTTACGGCGTTTGACATCCTCCCATTTTACCAGCTCCTCATCGGTGAAACCTTCATCTTGAAATGACTTCTTGAAATGGTTTACTGCCTCGACGCCCATGATAGTTTTAATGTCATCCCCCTGAACGAAGTCATCCAGTTTTTTCATCTGTCCTGAAAATTGGGTTGAGAAATCTGCGATATCCATAGGTTTGAATTTTATGAATTAAAAATAAATTACACGAATTTAGTTACTTTTGTGTCGTTAAACTTAAAAAATGATTTATGACAATTGTATATGCTAAAATACTTGATATAGCTTTAAGTGCTTTTTCAACCGGATTTATTAGTAATGAATCATTTTATTCTCAAAAATTATCTTTTGACAATGAGGTAATAGACTTTCTTGTGTCGGACGGCAGCCTTAAACATGATGAGTATGGAATTCAAATAACCTATAAAGGAAGAATGCGAATAAATGGCAATGGATTTGTTAGAGAACATCGTATTAAGATTGGCACGTACGTGGCAAGTGTAGTGGCAGCCGTTGCCTCTGTAATTACATTTATCGCATATTTGATTGATAAAATTTGTACGATCTGAATACTCTGTCCATTGTTTTAGTATTTCTTTTTTCTTTTTATATGGAAGGCGGTCTAATGGATTAAAATGGTGTTTATCATTCATATTGTTTTAAAGTTAAATGTGTATTAAACAGTAAATAATTAGCTTTTAAAGAATAATTTATTGAAAAATGCAGTATATTTGCCGGACAAAAACAATCGCGTAAAGCCAGTGCATTGGACTGTATCCTCTAAGTGAAACTTTATTCGGTTGTTTTTTTGTTTTCGGTAATTGAATACAGCGTATTTTTACCCCATTTATCCTCCTGAACTACAATCGTAGCATCGACACTTCCAATTTTGGCATCAAAATAATGATATCGAATAATAGCCGGCTTCTGGTCCGGTTTGTTATTCGGAACTGAACCTGCATATTTTGCCGTTTTCAATACCTTATCAATGCCACCCATTGCTTCCAACTTAGCCTGATAGTCAACAAACGGATTATTGATAGCTTCCTTTATACCTTTTACGGTAAAACCGATCTCCATAGCAGCTTCCTTATTGTAAACCGTTTTTCCTACCAGTTTTTTAGCCTGTACCAGGGCTTCCGTCCGCTGTTCTTTGAGTATAGTTGTAGTAAGACGTTCAGCTTCTTTAATCACCAAGTCACGAAGTTGCTCATCGGTATGGGTGTAATATGGATTTTCCTCCATATTGACAAAACTTGCCGTATCAGCCGGATTATTTTGAAATTGCGGATCTACATACTCACCATCCGGAACCTCGGTAGGTTCTTTGTCACTTTGAGCTACAGAACAACAGCAACCCCATCTACTTGGAGGCATATGTTTTCGCCACCATGGATGACTGAACGGAAGAATGGTACCGACATAATCCAAATGTGTCGAGTCCGGTTCTGCTGCCGTAGTATGAATGTATTCAAGGTTTGGATACAGATGTAGGGTTTTCTCAAATCCTTTTAAATTGGCAGCTATACGGGCAGAACGAACCGCCTGATTGTATTCGGTCTGTAACCAGTTGACATTATATTTCTCTGAAACCTGTAAGGCTAACTTTTTAAACTGACTAAACGATCTTAGTTTTCCATCTTCGCCGGTCAACAGGGCAACAATCTCTTTGGTCTGCAGGTGATTTTTAAATGCAGCAAAAACGGCTGTATTTTTATTAAACTGGTCAATAAACTCACTGTCATTTGTTGGCAGCAATTCCTTGGTAATCGCTATGCTCAACGGCGTATAAGTAGCTTCGAACAAATTCCGGTTAACCAGTTCTGTTTGTTTACCCTTCTCGTTGTATAACTCGGTAATGGCACGACTAATCAGCGCATTAATATCTATGCTTGAATTTTCAGATAAATTAATTTTCGTGCCGATAGAGTTCGTTGATTTCGATGTCAAGTTCCGATTCGCCCCGGCAATCTTCGATGCCGGGGCTTGTACGAAAAAATCAACAAGCCTCCTGATAACTCCTTTGTCAGTATCTGATAGTTTTACACCAGGTTTCTTTTTGGAAGTTGGTGATTTTGGTGACTTATCAGCAACAACAGGTGTATCTACCGGTGGAACGTCAGTAGGTGGAATTGGATTCCCATTTGCATCAACCGCAGGAACGGGTGGTTGATCAACTGGTTTTTGATCAATCGGTACTTTTGGTTTTGGAATATCGGTTATCTCGTAGAAATAATCATCATCAACCTGTACACCTGCCTTTTTAATGTTGAGAGCATTCGTTACTTTGTCTGTAATGCTTAATTCTTCACCTGCTTCCGGAAACGTAAATTTACCGCCTGCAACATTGTATCCACGTTTAATGAGTAGTGGGATAAGTTTTTTGTTCAATATCCGTTGAACATACCTGCGTAAAGTCTTAGACGTATCATCGTCGGTATCCTGATGTACCTCAGCCTGTGAGCGGGATGATCCGGATAAGGTGGTCATTGTCTCCCCCTGAATGGCAATAAGAATTTCTTCATTGCACGCGCTTCTCAAATCCTTGTATAATGCACTGCTTCCGGGTGATTTATTTTCAATTACCTCTATGTTAGCTTCGTTTGGAATAGCGGCAATTGGTTGACCTCCAATTTTGGATAAATCCTCAAATAATTTATCTCGTGCAGCTGTATCAGATGAATTATATTTTCCAATCAGGAACGGTTGTCCCCATATTTCAGCAAATTGAGCCCAGTCACCAAATCCACCGCGCTTGTAAATCACATAAATTGCAGCCTTGAAAATAAGCCCTAAATCATCATCTTTCCCGCATTCAATGAAAAAATCATCCTTGGTATAATCATAGCCTGTAACTTGTCCCTCACGAGCAACAATACACTTCTGGCGCTCAGATAATGGTCGGTCGATATACCGGATAATACAATTTTTACGGGGATAAGAATACACACTGAAATCGGGTGTAAATCCTAATTCAATGATCGAACGTCCATAAATTTTAGCATAGGCAATTTCTTTTATCAACTCTTCAAAATCAGGAGTATTCATCAAGTCATCAATATCCGGGATATTCTTTCCGTTTTTCTGAAAGCAGATTTCGGCATTTGTAACTTTACCAACAAATTTTTCAACTGCTTTGGATAATACTCCATCAGCCATCAGGTTGTCATACAAGTCGTACAGTTTTTCACGGTACCCAAACTTAGCCGAGTTTACGGCATTTCGCCAGGTATCAATATCGGCAGACTCCACCCGTGATGGACGAATTACAAGCGTCGGCCTGAAAGTGTCTACGGCAGTAGATTGTAATTTTTTTTGATTGGTTTCCATATTGTAAAATTATATGTGTTGTCCTCGTTTTGGGTTTGAACCTATTTTAAAAAGCGTATTTGCTTCAGGTATTCCGGATGCATCCATTCTTAAAGGGAAGTCGGGAATAGTATTCCCTTTCTGAACATTTTTAAGCCAGTCGATAGCATCGGTGTAATTATCCCTCCTGAAACTAACAGAGGTTCCGGCATTGCAAAGTTTAATGAAATGCCATACGGCCATATCCTTGATAAATATCAGTAATAGCGCATTTCGTTTGGGTCCTACAGCACCAAATACGGCATCTGTATCAAATGCCTGAAGATAGCTTTTAGCTTGCTGACATGCCCCGTCAATGGCTGCCGTGAGTATTGTTTCATCATCTCCCTGAATGGCAGCAATGTTTTCTGAATAAAGATGAGTCTTTAACTCGTCGGATGAAATGAATGCCATAGTATTATAGTTTACGATTTGAGAAAGTTGGGTGCAAGTTTGAATGACCGAGCGTATCATAAAGAACCTGTTTTGACAATAGTCCGGTTTCTTGTTTCTTGGAAAGGATTCCACGATTTTTCATGCGTTGAATATCTTCCCTACTTAATGCCCGATACTCATCAAAAAGAAATACCCGATATCGTTTATTGTTGTTCTGAATAGATAAATATTCAGCTTGATGAACTGCTTTCTTAAAATATCGGAAATTGGTCTTTCGATTCATTCGACGAACTTTGATACGATAGTTTATCTTTCTAAAAAAGTTAAATAGTTTTTTCATTTCCCGTGTATATTTAATTGAATATTATTGATTTGAAAATTATATCCTTTTGGTATTCCTGTGCTTTGCAAATGTTTTAACGCTATCAACTCCAAGCATTGAAAGTTTTTGATTGAGTATCCATACACCGCCCTCTATGCAATCGGGTCCGTCGGCAGGGGCTTTAAGTTGCATGTTGAATAGTTTAAATTGCTCCTCAAGTCGCTGCATATTCGGATTATCTTTTTCATCGATGTTGAAAATGAGTTGGCCATTGCGGTTCAATGGTTCAAGATTCCCCTCTATACGAGTTGCTTTATCCGGCTTTTTGCGGTCATCAGGTGTAATATTTATAAATCCTTTTTCTTTTCCACATGCCATGAACATTGGTCTGAAAACCTGCTCATAAAATGGGTCCTGAAGGGTATTATTTTCTATGTAATTATACGCTAGTACACGGTTGCGTATGTAGTCGCGCAGATCGTAGAACCATTGTACAAAAATCGAATTGTTGACTTGATCCAGAAAGCCTTTGTAGATGTAGAATTTTCCATCTTTATAGCCAATTATGAAAGAAGACTTGAAGCTAACACCTTTCTTTTGCTTGTCCTTATTGGAGGGGCTCGGGTCGGCATAATTCACTACATACGGTAAGGATGAGATTGGCGGACATTTTCCCCAAATCATTTCTTTGAATATATCTCCCTCCGTAAGTGGATTATTAAAACATTCAGCCTGTTGGGCTTTGGTACTCATTTTTGAAAGTACCCTGTCAATTCGTTCCTCACTGTTCTTCGATGGCCAGGTTGATTTTCCAGCCTTATCCCTTATGTTGACAATGTCATGATAATCTGCCCGTTTAGCAGCCCTTACTACACAGCAATCTTTTGCAATGATATTTCCCAATACAAGGAATAATAAATCTTTGGAAATCGATCGTGTCATATACAATGCACGCTCTATCCAGTCAAACCGTTTATCGATGGTATCTTTATTCTTACAGTCCTCATCCGTATCAATGTCGGTAATGATGATAGAATCCGGACGAAGTTGCTCGTTCTTCTTACCACGTGGGCTTTGTCCTGCACCTAGTGCGACATACCGAACACCACATTTAGCCGTAAAATCACCCGTTTCCCAATTCCCATAACTGCGTTGTTCGCCATAGTAAGCGATGATGCGTTGGTTGCTTTCATAATTCAGCTTGTAAGGCATGAGCAAATCACAGGCGGCATCGTAGGAACTGGATACAAAGAGCGTAAACCGTTTTTTACCTGTCAGGTTCAGATAGAACATCAACATCATGGTGACGGTATCCTTGGCAAGTTCCCTGGACCAACTGTTCACTTCCCACCATTCCGGATGGTCAATAATCCTTTTTATATAGCGCAAATGGAATGGGGCGAACTCCGAGGTGGCATAGTTCGGAAAGAAATACATCATCCACTCAACTGGACGTGCCTCAAGATACAAACGATGCTTTTCAATATCCGCTGTCGTTTTCGCGTATTCGAGTGCCGTGTTGGTGATGAGTGCCTTCCGGTATTCGTCCCATTCCTTTATGGCTTGTTTTTCTACTTGTTTGGCCATGTTATTTCAGCGTACTTTTTATGTACGAGTTGAAAATGTCTGATAACTCCTTTGCTTTTTCATTATCTACCTGGCGCAGCCATTCCAGCAACTTGATGGATACATTGATTACATCCACGATCCCACATTCCACCTCCAGGGCAGTAAGGTCGGCAACAAGTCTGCGCCGGATATTTGATTCTTCCTTTCCGGGGAACCTATGGTTTTCATCCCTGCTTTTAATTAGGTTATCTAATTCGGTCAACTGGTTAATGGTGGAACGGTAACGTTCGTCACGTGTCACAGAGATAGCTTTCCGGTAATCATCCCATTTGTCATCACGTACCCATTTGCTGATGGTTACTTCCGAGACGCCTGTTTTTATGGATATCTCTTTTTGGCTGAGCTTATCGTATACGAATAGCATTTTTGCATAATCGTAGAGTGATTTCATCTCTTGTTTTGTACGTCTTTTTACCTTTTCTGCCATAATGACCGTATTAATTTGAAGCAAAATAACGGCTTTATCTGCTATAATAAAAAAAAGCGTGACATAATGGCAGTACTTTTTTGATAGGTACATTTTATACTGTTTTTTTGCAGTCTCAAATAACAACGGCCAGGTAACTTTTCCAAAGTCGGAAGAAAC